GGTTATCTACAGTTGTACAAATTGCTGTGTTGTTAGCTAATCCGTTTGCAACGAAAATTTTAACTCCGTCAAACATTAACTCTCCGTTAGTGTACCACATTGTACCTTGTCCTTCTTTACCATTAGAACCTAATCCACTTGCTCCGAATCCACCCAATGCACGAACGTAAGCTTTAGCTATGTTTTGTGAAACGTAAATTCTCAACCCTTCGTTAGTGTACAAAGATGCAGGAATAGCGTCTACGATTTTACCTAACTCTGTGATAACGTTTGCTGCATTAACTGTTGTTCCTGTTACTTCGTTTGCTGATGGTAACGCTGCGTCTGCTGCTAATAATGTAGCGAATCCGTTAAACTCTCCTGCGTTAGCAGTTACACCACTCCAGATATTAGTTTCGTTTTTAGCTGCTACTTTTGCTGCAACGTGTCCGATTAAGAAATCAGCGAATGTTTTAGGCAAAGTGTCAAATGCAGAATAACCCATTGAGATAGCTTCCCAATCAGAACGGAAATCTTTTTTACACAATTGTAAGTTTACTTGAAACTCCTCTGGTTGTAAAATTCTTTCTGTTAAAGTAATCGTAGATGTTGCATCAAAATCACAAGTTGCGTTTTTCAATACATCGTCTGTTGAAATTCTTTTAAGAACTTCTTTAAATTTAACATTAGGCTTAACTGTGATACCTTGTTTGTCAATTGTGTTAGCAGTCAATAATGCTGCTGCTACATACTTACCTGCGAACTCTCCAGCGTAAGTTGTTGTAATACTTGTTGTTGTTGGCATTTCTTTTTATTTTTAATTATGAATTAATTTTACTCATTACTCTATCAAGTGTACTCATCTCTCGATTTTGTCCGTACTTGAAGTTTACTTTTGTAGCTTCTACTTCTGGATTGTAGTTAATAGGATTTACTACCTCTAATTCTACTTTCTCCTCTACTACTTCTTTTGTTTCTAATTGTGCTTTAAGTGCTACCACTTCAGCTTTTAATGCTTCAAATTCTTCAGCAGAGAAACGTGTTTCTTTACTTACTGATTCGATAATGCTTTTAGGCGTTTTAACCTCTGCTTCTGCTTCAACTGGTACTTCTTCTTCAGGTGCTTCTTCAACTACTTCTTCTTCAGCAGCAGCTTCCATATAAGATGCGATAATACCTTCAACTTCTACAGTTAACATAAAACCGTTTTCCATTTTGTACTCGCCAATTGGCAATGGGATTTTTTGCTCATCTTCTGTTACGATAAACACTTCTTGTTCTGCTTCAAATGAATCTGCCTCTAGAATAGTTACACCATCCTCTAACATCATTTGTTCTAAGTTCACTTCCATACCTAAAAGCGATTTGATTTGATTAATTACGTTATTTTTCATTTATGTGTTTTTTATAAAAACTTATTAATATTTGTTTTGTTGCCTTTTTAGTTTTCACGTACCATTGTACGCACTTCGTTCACGTTGTTTACAATAGATATTCCTTGCGAATTTTCACTACCTATTCCTTGCGCTTGTAGGCTACCATCACAACACTCTTTGCTGTAAGAACCATCTTCGCATAAACACGCTTTATTACCACCCTTTGGAGATGTTTCGCTTGTCGTTTTAAAAAAATCTTTTAATCCCATTTTATACTTGTTTTAAAATTTCTACTATTTTATTTATTAACTCTTGTTCTTCTTGCTCTTGTAAACTCATTTCTAATTTGTCCGCAAAATAACCCTCAATTGAAAATCCTTTAACCTTACCATCTTTTACATCTTTCCATACATCGTCGTTGTTTACTTTCATTGAAATCATCCAAGTTCCAACTGGTAAATCAAAGTTATATAATCGGCTTTTATCCGTTTTGCTATCTTCAATTATCCAACTTTCTACAACTGATAAACCTTTTAACTTTTGGTCGTGTTCGTACGTTGCGTTATTTTGGTTTGAGTTCATTAAGAATAATTCCGATGCTTGGCGTACTGTATCTTTAGAAAAGAAAATATAGTATTCTTCTTTCTCGTTGCGTCTGAATATTTGCTTATCTGGTATTAATGCAGCACCCATTAAAATACGCTTTTCAGCATCCACTTCTTTAAGTTCTATTTCGTGCTTAGATAAGTAAATAAAGTTTTCTTCTATTGCAGGGGATTGAACAACTGATACGGCATCAATTCCTGATAGCTTATCTTTGTCGTCAATTACTAATTCAACTATTTTCATACTTTAATAATTTATTTTTTTGGTTTTTGTTGCATTTTTAAAATAATTAACTATCTTTGCTTCGTGTTCATAACATAATTATCAATGTTTAGGTTATTAGGTAAGTAGATAGGCAGTCGGGCGTGGCTGCTTATTTAGTTTTACCCAATCGTTGCATTATTAACTATGTTCCTGTCTAAACTTTGTGCGCTTGATACCTCCCCACTAACTACATACGCTTTAATTGGATTGCTTGATAGTTGCGCTAATTGGTTAGCTCCCCCTGCTCCTACTACGTTAAAATTGGCTGCTTGTACGTTTGGAACGCTTGGCGCACCGCCACCGCCACCGCCTGCTCCTTCATCAAATTTAGTTGACGCAATTTTAGATATATTTGCAAGACCTGCTGCTACTACTGCTGCTGCAAATACCGCACCTAAAATTGGATTACCTGCTGATGTGAATGCTGTTGTAGCACCTTTAAATGTGTCAATTGTTGCTGTAGCTATATTAACTGCCTTTTGTACTTCAAACGCTTTCTTTTGTTGTGCTTTAGATTTACCTGCAAATAAAACCGCTAAATCTCCAATAGCTGTTAAACCTGCTTTTGCTGCATCAAATAATTCATCTCTATGCTTTTTCTTTCTTTCCTTTTCTTTTTGCTCTGCTGCTATATCTAAATCCTCTTTTTCTTTTCTGTACTTACCCTGTATAGCTGCAATTTCAGTTTTTTGCTTTTCTTCTAATGCTTTCTCTAATTCAGCGTTACCATTTGCAATGGCAAACTTAGCGTCATAACTTGCTACTAAATCTGCTATCTCTTTATCTTGACCTGTTAAAGTTGCTTCTTGTAATAACTTAAATTGTTGGTCTTCTAATTGTATTCTTTGTGCGTTTAACTCTTGTTGTTTTTTTAAGTTTTCAGCATCGTATTTATCATTGATTTTTTTAATCTCTGCATTCTTTGCTTCAGTTAATTTAGTAGTGTCTTTTTTATATTTTTCAGCTACTTTAAATTCTTCCTCGTATTTACGATTAATATTTAATAAATCTAAATTTTGCTGGGTTAGTAAACTATCTGAATATGCACGCTCTAAATCTGCTATCTTTTTTAAGCCATCTTCTTTTATTTTGTTGGCTTCTTTTGTTTTTTCATTCTTTATTTTTGCTGCTTCTTTTGCTGCATCTACTGCTTCTTTTTGGTCTGCTATCTCTTGTCGATTCAGCATTTTACGTTGCTTGTTCAACTTAATACCAGTCATTGCATTTTCTGTTTCAGCTTCATTTAAAGCAATTGTTAAATCTCTTAACTCCTGCTTCATTTTCTTTTCAGCTTCTCCCCCCATTGCTTTGGCTTTCTCTTGTGCTATACGCAAATCAGCCGCTGCAATTCTCAACTTCTCTTTTGATGATGCTTTTTCTGCTTTAGTTACTTCATCTAATGCTTTCTTTTTATCTTTTAAACTTGCCGTTTCATCCGTTAATATTTCACGTGATTGAACAAGTAATTTATCCGTTTCAGATTGTGTAACCGCTTGATTTTTTCGTGCCTTATTTATGGCTTGTTGTTGCTTTTCTAAACCATAAAATATTTTAGCAGTTGTACCTGTTACTGCATTACCTAATTGATTGAATGATTCTGTAGCTTCTTTATTGGCTGCTTTCATTGCCTTACTTGCACCATCAAAATCTAAAGTAATAAACTTAATTGCTGCGTCTGCTACGTGCATAAAAGCTCTTGCTAATCCAAAAATAGCATCTTTAATTTGTTTACCTGTAGCGGAAATTCCTGCCCACATTGCTTCAAGTTCTTTGCCACCTTTTACAGAACTTTGGAACGCTTCGTATAAAAACTTAACCGATAAAACAATAGCAGCAATAATTGCACCAATTGGATTGGCTACTAATTGCCATAACTTAGTTAATAAACCATTACCTGCAGCAGTAGCCGAATTTAAGCCTGGCACTAATGCCATTACAGATGATTTAATTTGATTTAATCCTCCTGCTGCGCCACCTAATTCTCCAGTCTTTTCTCCTAATCCTGCAGTTGCTGTTGTGGCATCTTTAATGTTAGCAGTTAATCCTTTTGTATCTTTAGATACTTGGTCTATGTTAGTGTTAACTTTAAGATTTATAACTTTATTCTCCGCCATTTTTGTATTTTTTAGATGTCATTTCTCTTGTGTTAACTTTAAAGCTATCTTTAAATCCTTTAGGAATTTTGTACTTTCCTTTTGCTATATCTATATTCTCAGAAACTCCGTAGAAGTCTGATATTTTAAGCATTGCTATAATTTGTTTTATCATTTTGGTACGTATGAACTTAAGTTTCTAAAATCTGATATTAATTGAAATGTAACATCCCCACTTGTTAAATCTATTTGCATCGTGTTTATTATATATCGCTTATCTCTTATTACTAACCTATCATTTAGCTTTATGTTGCTTAAAATTGATACCGGTAAGTTTGCCTTAATAGTAACTAATCGTGCTTTTGGATTGTATAAATTCGATAAGTAATCAAAGTAATAAACGTTTACAATTGAGTTAGCTATGTTTTCATTTAGTAATGTAGACTGGTCTGCTCCAAAATTTAAAGAATACTTTACAGACCCTACTATTGCATCCTGCCCAAATGGAATGTATGTTAAAACGTGGTTTGTACTTGTGCCATTGTTAAAATGAAACGAACAACTTAACTTGTTATACTTGTAAAGAAGTATTGGTTTAGGTATGTAAGGTTTATAATCTGGTGCTTTGGTTAAACAATATCCTACTTGTATGTTAGTACTTGTGAACTTATTAAAGTTTAGATTTTCAAAAGGTAGTTTAATAATGTAATCGCCACCATCTATGTTATACACGTTGCTTAAATCTCCGTATTCACGTGCGTATAAATCAAAGAACTTTCTATTTATCAATGATTCTGACTTTTCGTGTTCAAATGAAATCTTTTTAAACAATGGCATCCTATCAATAGATGCTTCATTCTTATCTGTGTACTTTGTAATATCTCTTACACTTCCTGCGCTGTACCAATCCTCTAAAGGTAGAATAGTAAAACTACTTGCACTTGTTGGAACGCACGTTAAATTAAACTGATTCAATACACCACTAAAGAAATCCGAAATTTTCATATCAGGCATATTAGATGATATATCTAAATTACCGATTAACGTTTGGCTATTACCTGTGCAAGTATTTGTGTTTTGTACTGGTGTGCTTCCTATTGTAATATTATGGTATAA